CCTTCTTCTTCGCCGCATCCTGCGTCTCTTTCAACACCTGCGCGCGTATCTTCTGCTGTTCGGGTGTAAACGTGCATCCCACATTTAGCAGATAATTATAACTGATACTCACGACTAACAATCCGCACAGCACGAGCCACACAAACTCGCCTACAATCGTCTTCATCATCAAGAATTTCCGTATCTTCTCCAAGTCCTCCATTTTTGCCGAAGGCCGAATAAGTCGCGACTCCTTGAAACTATCCCAGAATCGGTCTAGATTATCCAAATTCAATTCATTGAGAATAATGGACTGGTCGGTATAGATTTGCTCCAAAGCACGACCAATATCCCGTTTGTTTTTTACGTCATCGTTAGGGACATCCGCGCTGTTGACGAGGGTCTCTGTGCCGCCGCCTCCGCCCTTTTGCGAAGCCGGTGCTAAATCAAACTGCGGTGTCAAAATCGCATTGAACACATCCTTTAAGTCCGTGACAGTCGACACGAACATAAATCCAAATGTGTTGCTAAAGGGTATCAACCACCCAGGGAACACGACGAGCGCGGATTTAAGCGCACCCAATACCAGAAACCACGGTAATACAGTCGCGATGAGTGCCGTCTTCTCTTGGTCGAACCCGCAAATATCTTTCGACATTGCTAGATTGATGAAGTATTCACCGATGAGTAGCACGAGGAAGAAGAGGAACGTTATCCCGCCGCTTAAGACGCCATTTTTCGTGTATTTATAATATGCGTAAGCACCGAATACAGCTAAGAAGAAGAATATCGCAACTGATGAACTTAATTCAGCCATAGTAATTACATAATACACGGATTATTATACTGTCAATTGTGTCGCGTTCTTATATGCCCCTTATTTTTTCCGATTATAATAAGCGAAGCGAAGCGAAGCACCGAAGCACCGAAGAAGCGAAGCACCGAAGAAGCGAAGCACCGAAGCACCGAAGCACCGAAAAACAGAACAACAGAGCCTAGCGAAGCCCGAAGCATTGCGGAGTCACGGAGCGTAGCGTAGTAACGGAGCAACGGAGCGAAGCGTAGTAACGGAGCGAAGCAACAATGAACGATAATGCGCCAGCCCCCACACTGATTGAACCCGGTGTCCGATATTTCTTGAGTAAATCACTCGAACAGTGTCGCCGTGTCAAAGATTATTATCACACACAAACATTTAACTTTACAGCCGGTGTCGTCTTTTTCATATGTTTAGGCATATTCCTCTTTATTCGGTATAAAGGAAAACCGTCGCCTGAAGAAGTGGAATCAAAGCGACGACGAGAACAAGAGTACATTCTCTCGAAATTGAAAATGGTAAACGCAACACATTACGCGCAAAGCAAAGGTATCCCGATGGATTGCCGGAATCACCCTGCTGGGAATGGGATGGGTATGCTTACAAATTTACCACTGTGGAAGAGTCCGGATGAAGAGTATTTCCGGCGAGCGTAACCATCGCAATATTTCTGCGTATACTATAGTATAGTTACGTAATATAAGAGTATATGTCAATGTCATCTGTATACCAAGATTTACATTCGGCGATTCAAGAACGAGCGACGACGCAATACGGCGGCGGCGCAGCAGCGTCTCGTATCGCCGAGCAAAAACACGCCCAAGAAACCCGCGACAACCTGAAAAAAGCCACACGCATCCTCTTGGATATGACACGCAAACAAGAGGACGCTCTCAAAAAGCACCTTCAACGCGCAGCCGACCCCAATGAGTTCCGCGGCCTGATTTACCCCTACCAACTCATCCCAGAAGAAGAGCGCGCGAAAATCAACGACGCCATCCACGGGTATTATTCCTTTAAGGAAAAGTATAACACCGCACTGGAAAAACGCCGTCAGCGTCTAATGAACGACCCCGTTATGAACTGGAAGTCACTTTCCGCGCAACAGAAGGCCAAACGCCTCGCACTTATCAAACCCGCGTGTATCGTGTGTAAACAAGAAGGCGGGTCCGTATTCACAGAGGCAGACGGCAAATTGAAGGCCATCTGCGGCAATATCTCTCAACCTTGCGGGTTTCATATTGAAGTCGACCGCGGCAAATATATAAGTTTAGAAACATTGATGAATGAATCGCTGGAAGAAGTCCGCGCCACCAAGGACGAAATCATCCGAATGAAGTTGGACCTCTTATTCAGGTTCATTAATGAGGACGAGCTCCTTCAGCAGTTTGAGGCGGTCCAGCATAAATTACAGGAACAACAGAAAATGTATGCGGAGTTTCGGAGTTATTATTTAAGCGTAACAGACAACGACGACCTTCGCGCGGACACGGAAACATTGACGCGGGTGATTTCCGAGAAAGTGGCGCTGATTAAGGAATATATGACGGAGTTCCGCGAATCCGAATGGAAGAACCGGAGTATCATCGATGATATTCTCGTGCTTTATCAACAGGATATTGAGCCGGCATTTATGAAGATGCGAGATACGAAGTATGTCTACTCGCAGGTGGAGACGACGGAGAACGCAAATGGCGCGCTCGTTCAAATGTATAACGACCGCGAATTCAATCTCTCGCAGAAACGGTATAGTTACAATGAATTGTATATGCCGGTGATTATGCCGAAATGGATTGCGGATAATCGGATAGTGAGTAGGCCGGTAGGGGCGGTTGCTGCGCCGAAGCCGGGGGCGGGAGCGGCGAGGTAGGGACGGTGGTTGGTAGTCTCATCGAAGCCGGGAGGAGCAGAGTGGAGAATTTTCTAGTGGTATATTAAAACGCAAATGTCGAGTTCAATAGATACTATTCGTAGATTAGCGAATTTAACCGGAAACTATGTTATTTCAGATGAAAATGCGAATATGAAAACCCAAGAAATCAAATTAGACAGAGGTAGTGATATGGTCAAGAGCCAAGGGTTGAAAGAAAACAAATTAGAATCGTATAATGTATTTCCAATTATTGGTATTGATAAGGAACAAATTACTTATGTAAACCCGGAGGATGTTCAATATAACGAACAAAAATATGTAGACCTCGGCTCCAATGTAAAACGTTTTACTATTCCACGTAATAAAATTAATAATGTAAGCGATGATGATATTGTCCTTATTTGTCGCAATTCAGGCAACCGGTTTGGGATTGGGGTTCCATTACAAGATTTTTGGTGTGAATATATTAATTCTAATTATATTGCTTACTTTACTGACGCATCCCCTTTACAACCGGGAATCCAATATAAATATCTCTGGTATTATGGTAAAAAAATCGGTAGCAAAGGAGGTCACCCCCGCCGCCGCGCCACCTTTAGACAACGAAGACTCAAACGCGCCGCTGCGAAGTCTCGCCGCCGCGCTACCCGCACCCGTCGCACCCACCGCCGCGTATAATTATCGTAGTATAATATAATAGTATAATACGATGTTCAACTTATTCAACCACATTTCTCTTCCGATTTTCATCGTAAGCCTCGCTGTGGGTCTCTTCTACGTCTACATCTCCGTGCCGAACCCGAAGATTATTTACGTCTATCCTACCCCCGATAATATCCGCAACTTCCAATTTAAAGACCACGCGGACAACTGCTTCTCCTTTGACGCCAAAGAGGTCAGCTGCGCGAAAGCCAAGGGGCAAGTCAAGAAGATTCCCGTTCAGTAATATGTATTATTTTCCCAATCTAATGTATAATTACGACTACTATCAATGTCTTCTCAACCGGTTCTTTCGTTTACGGTTTGTAATACGTCTTCTTCATCCGACGCGAATTCGGGTTCTGGTTCGGTATGTAGGAAAATCAATGTATTCAATACTGCGACTGCGACTGCGACTGCGACCGCACCCGATGCGAAACTGATGGCTCCTCCTATGCCAGGTCGCGGCGGCGTTGGCGGCATCGGTAAAGGAACAACCCGGCCATTCCCGCCAATGATGGGGTAATTATATTCCATTATATTAGAATACAATGGGGTTTCAAAGATTGCTTCATACTGAGACAGGACGTATTATTATATCCATCGTTCTTGGACTCGGTATCGCATCACTTTTTCGTAAGGTTTGTAAAGACCGGTCGTGTATCACATTTCGCGCACCACCTCTGAAAGATTTAGAGAAAGATACGTATAAGTTGGATGACAAGTGTTATGAGTATAAGACGAAGGCGGTGAAGTGCGAGGCAGGGAAGAAGGATGTGAAGCTCAATTAGTTCTCGCGTCGCTTTGCTCGTTGCGCCTGCGGCTCCACTCGCTCCGCTCCGCTCAGATTTCTCGCCTATTCGGGTGGCATTTGCTCAGATTTCTCGCCTATTCGGGTGGCATTTGCTCAGATTTCTCGCCTATTCGGGTGGCATTTGCTCGGGGGTTTCGCGTATCGCGTCCAATATGTATGTCAACCAATATTGATATACATATATTTAGTAATATTCTAATGAGCGACACTACCAGTATTGACGACCTTCCTTTAAGTAGCCAAACGCCGGGTTCGGGCCATCATCACGTGCCTTACGGAGGCAATGGTGGCGGCGGCGGCGCGCCTCTCATCTACTCTCCCAACATCGGCAATGAATCAATGACCTCTCACGGTCCAACCAACATCCCAGGCAATGTTATGAATGAAGTCCTTCAAGGCGTCCAACGCGCCAGCGCCAACGGGATGACAATGATACCTACGAGAGATATTCCGATGAACCCCACCGTGTTTACACACGACGAACAGGCGCGACCCAATTATGTTCCGAAGCCAAAGTCGGTTCATTTCGCGGACGGCGTCGCGGGCGGTCGCGACTATATCAAAGAACATACTTCAATGGAAAGCATCGTCCGTGCCAATGCGCGCCAGTCGAACCAGCTTGACACCATTGAGGCGATTTATTACGACCTCCAAATGCCGATTCTCATCGGTGTCCTTTATTTCATCTTCCAGATGCCCGTCTTCCGCGCACAACTCCTCCACTTCCTGCCGTCATTATTCGCGGAAGACGGGAATTTCAAAATCGTGGGTCTCACCGCCACGAGCGCAATGTTCGCAGGCACGTTCTTCGTTATTACCTTGGTTTTCAATAAGTTGGGAGAGGGACTCCGGTAACTGGAGTGATTATTGTGTTTGTTCACGCTTCCGCGTCTTCCGCGTCTTCTTCGCGCCCGTCTTTGCCTTCGCCCCCGCCTTCCCGTGCTCATACGGAATATACCGCAGAAACCACTCCTCATATTCACGCGAATCACGCTTCCCCTTCAACTCCTCGTATTTCTTCGTCTTTTCAAACCGCATCGTCTCCAACGTTTGTTGCTTTCCATAGCAATTGATACTGAAACGGCGTAATAAACCAGTCTGCTTCAGGCGGTTGTGTTGCTGGACATCAAAGAGAAACTGCGACATACAAAGAATACGAGTCACGTCGTAGTATACACGGTCGGCGTAAATGAACGCCAAATAGAAACTCAACATTGTATCAATCGTCGCAATACGTATAGACTCGCCGCCGCGTTTGCCTGCGCCTGCGCCCACGCCGTTGTCCTCGTGTATCCGTATTGTATTATAACTATGACACGCGAGAGGCTTATACAGAAACGCGATGACCTCATCACCGATACGAATATCGTAATGTTCGGAAATGACCTCGCCGACGCCAGCGTGTTTCGTATATTTCACACCAGTATACTTATGCGCGGTGAGTTCGCGGACAACGGCTTCGCAAAGGTCGCGAGGCTCTTCTGAGAGAATATCAAAATCGGGTATTTTCTGGACAATACGGCGCTGGTGTTTTGGCATATATCGTGAATACAGGATATTCGCATACCCGCCGAAGAAGACCGCGCGGTTTTTGATAAAGACATCACGGACAATGTTATAAACATCGGTTTCGGCAAGTTCTTTCTCTCGGTCGCTTTTATACGAAAGACTGGATTTACGCACGGTGTATTCTGGTGATGGGCTGCGGCTTCTGGTGTGGCTGCTGCTGTGGCTACCTTTCGCCTGCCCTTGTTCCGATGGACTCGGACTCGGACTCGGACTCGGACTCGGCTCCGCGTCTTTATCAAGGTCGGTCGCCTTCATTGAATACAATACGAACGTATCATCCTTCCCCAGAAATCTCTCGTAGGTCGCAATCAAACGATACTTATGCGTGAGTTTATCTTCTTCCACTGTATACTTGAAATCGCCCAAATCTTCCTCGTGGGATGGCACCGTGTGATACAATCGCTTTAAGTAGGCGCCGAGATTACGATATTTCCGAATCACGGTCATAATGGCTTTACGTTTGAGGGATTTCGCACTGCCGCCACGCTTTACAGACCGCGACCGAGACTGCGACTCCGACTGCGTCCGTCGTGTGCGAGAGACAGTCACCTCTCCCGTCTTTCCGCCATCCCCAAATCCACGCTGATACTCTATCTTATCACAGTCATACCCCTTAAGCGGATAATGGGTGTTCAATAACGTCAATCGTTTTTGAACCTTCTCCCAACGAGAAACATCGCCATCCGGACGCGAAAGTTCTAAATACATCGCCATCCGAAGAAAGTCGGGCGGAGCATACCGGATTCCTTTTTTAATAATCGCATCGCGAGAGATTGATTTGAATAACGCTGGCTCCATCTGCGTAATATCGGCAATTCCCGTGAAGTTCACGAAGACCTTATAGGTGCCGTGATGAACACCAGATTTGGCTTCTACATCTTCATATCCGGCCTTGTAATAGATATCCGCGAGTTCTTTCGCTGCGTCAAGCGCATTGTCAGAGTAAAAATCGTAGTCGGGGAGCTCGATGTCTTTATTGTAAAATTGTGCGTCTTCGGGGAGGATATTATTGATGGCCGTCCCACCATAACAAACGAGCTTTTTATCCGCAATGAAATCCTCAACAATGGAGATGATTTTCTTCACTTGGGGGTCTTGGATGATAGCGGCGCCCTTCTTCTTTTCAACTAAATCCACGGCGGCACGGAGAATCTCGAGTTCTTTTTCGTCGTAAGACAAGCTGCTGTCATCACGGTCGTTGTTGCCGCGGCGGTGCTTGTGTTTACGCGACATTCAAATACTTTTATTCTGAATAATAAATTATATGATGTTAGTTATCATATGATTAGAAAATACTCTCGTGGCTCGTATTTGCCGCGTCGTTGCGACTCCGCCTCCACTCGCGACAAACACTCGGACAGTCGTCGTCTATCCATTCGCTCGTCTTGTGTTATTGTATGACGAACGATATTGTAAAGGAATTTTGCGGATCGTGTGGAGCCGTCCCGAAGGGTAAGGCGCAACGAGAAACGCAAAATTAAAGGGTCAGTTTAACCCCACCCGCCGCCTCCGCCGGTCTTGACTCCATCGACGCCTTCGGGTTGGGCGGCGCGGGCGGTGCAATCGTAATCGGAACATACCGCAAGTCCTCCGGTTTCAAAATAAACGCATACCCCACCGACGCGAATTTATCCTCATATGCTTTTAATTTTTCATCCCGCGCCTCCTCCTGAAAGCACATCGCCGCGATTTGACACCCCCACGTAAATGGTGCATTGTGCCCGTCGTTGACAGGACGACCCCCTTTATCCGGCACTACCAAACACATATTTTTCTTATTCGCATCTTTAAATGCCTGCGGGTCGCCCACATTTTTCACTCCGAAATATGTATATTTGGAAAGAAACAACGACTTGGAACTCATATTCACGAGTTCAAAGAGATTCGTTTTACGGTAGACTGGGTTCGTGCCATCCACCATCAAAATAACCTTCCCTCTGAAATCCGCGAGATTTTCATTCCCTAAATCCTTCGACTGGTATTCACGACCGTATTTCGGTCCAAGCAGGTTTCGCGCAAGGGTCTTGCTCCCCGCAATAATCTTCGCGAGGTTGTCATACATCGTAATATTCTGTGACATTATTCGCATATGAATAATGAAGGGGTCGTTCGGGTTGGGGCATTTGGACCCCGAAAATACATAACTCCCAAGCACTTCAAATGCGTCTGAAACAGGAATGTGATTGTAAGTCTCCTTATAATTGAACGAGTTCACAGAAGATGACGCAATGACAGGTTGATTTTCCACCGAGAAAACTTCAAAATCGATGAAACGACAACCGCGTGCGATGACATATAAAAACGCATCCATACTCACATTTGAGTTCTTGAATTTATCGGGATTGAACGCATTATATGCGGCTTTGATATAGTAATCACGCAGTTTGAATTTCGACTGGTTATCTTCTAGGCTGATGGATGTAATGTTTTTATCAATGAACTCTTTCATATTGACATCATCGGGGTTCGTCATTCCTTCTTTCTCGGGCGCGGGCGTGGGCGCGGTCGTGGGCGCGGTCCCTCCCGTAAACGAATCCACAGTCATCGCCGCCTTCTTACGCTGATGAACCGTCATTTCTGCCTCCGGCGTATTTACAGTAAAATTCTCAGTAGATAGTATGGGTTCATTCCTGTTTCGTGACGCACGGATAGACTCCGGAATCAGTTTTTCGATATCTGAGATAAAGGTCTCGGTCGTAGGCTGCGGAGCCACATTATCCACACGCTTCTTCGCACTCGCAGCGAATCCTTCACGCGCCCATCGCCGCTCATAACACCGCGTCTTAATGAGTTCTGATATCTTCCATAACGCGAACACCAAAATAATCACCCCGATAAAGAGATATTCTACTTGATGTTCTTTCATTATGTATCCGCGTTATAGTATATAATTATATAACGGTTATATTATTTTATACGGTATAATATTATATATAAAGTTATATCAAGGTGTATCTATACTAAAATATCCAGCAGCGCAACATAGAAAATGACAGGCGGATTATTGAATCTCATCGCCACTGGCAACCAAAACGTGATTCTAAACGGTAACCCAAAGAAGTCATTTTTCAAAAGCACCTATCTTAAATATACAAACTTCGGCCTTCAAAAGTTTAGAATTGATTTTGACGGTCAGAAGAAACTGCGTATGACGGAGGAGTCCAAGTTCACATTTTATATGCCGAGATATGCGGAATTACTAATGGATACCTATGTTTGCGTGACACTTCCCTCCATCTGGAGTCCCATCCACCCACCCGCCCGCGCGGAAGATATGTGGGCGCCTTATGAATTCCGCTGGATTGAAAATCTCGGCACCCAACTCGTGAAAGAAATCGTGATTTCAGTCGGTGGGATGACCCTCCAACGCTTCACTGGCAATAATCTGATGGCAATCGTAGAACGCGACCTCGACGCAACGAAGCGCGAATTGTATAACCAAATGACCGGACACGTCCCCGAATTATATAATCCTGGCTGTTCGGGTGCGCGCCTGAATCAATATCCGAACGCGTATCGAACTGGGAGTGCTGCCGGCGCGGAACCCTCGATTCGCGGACGCAAAATCTATATCCCCATCAACGCGTGGTTCACACTTTCGTCGAAAATGGCGTTCCCCCTTGTATGCCTCCAGTATAACCAACTCCAGATTGATGTCACGCTGCGACCTGTAAAGGAGTTATTCACCATTCGCGATGTAGGCGACTCCGCCAATTTTTGGCCCGTCGTTCAACCCGACTTCACGAACCCCCTCCACCAAATGTGGCGGTTTTTATACCCGCCTCCCAGTATTGATTTATCGCTGAATTCTTACCCAAGTATTCGCACAGATTGGAATGCGGATGTTCATCTGATGGCGACGTATTGCTTTCTCTCGGATGATGAATCCAAAGTGTTTGCGGCGAACCAACAAAAATACTTGATTAAGTCGTATTATGATTGGGTGTTCAATGACGTGACGGGGAATAAAAAACTTAAGATAGAGAACTCGATGGGGATGGTGTCGTCATGGACGATGTTCTTCCAACGTAGCGACGTGAATTTGCGGAATGAGTGGAGCAATTATACGAATTGGCCGTATAATTATCTGCCGTATGATATCATCCCCGCACCGATAGACGATGACTGGCGCCCTGCGACATTTAATGAAGTCGTCACTACCGCGAGTGATATCCAGACAACCGCGTGGCAGGAACGTCCTGATTTCGCAAATGACCGCTACTACTACGATAAAAATGGCCCGAAGAACGGTATCGGTCCAGGTATCAATCCGAAGGATAAACGACTCACCGGCCTTCACATTACGGGGGATTTTCAGTCGGAGAACGAACGCGACATTTTACAGATGTTGGGGATTTCACTGAATGGGAAATACCGGGAGAATCTGCTTGATGCGGGGGTATACAACTACGTGGAAAAGTATACACGCACGCGTGGAAGTGCGAAACCGGGGATATATTGCTACAATTTCTGCCTGAATTCCGACCCGCTCGACTTACAACCGAGTGGAGCTATCAATATGAGTAAATTCAACCAGATAGAGCTGGAACTCACGACGATATATCCGCCGTTGGATACTGCTGCGGAGGTGAAGGTGATTTGTAATCCGAACACGGGAGAGATTATCGGGATGAATAAACCGAATGTGAATATTTATTTGTATAACTATGACTTACATATTTTGGAGGAGAGATATAATGTGCTGACGTTTGTGTCGGGGAATGCGGGCCTAATGTACGCGCGGTGACTTCAATCGCGCCTGTGCGATACAAGGGCGCTAATTTTCTATTGTATATATAACCGTATACATTTATATATACCTATACCTATACCAATACCTATACCTATACCTATACCTACAATGGCTGATGATGAAGATAAGAATATAGACGACGAGGGTGGCGACGAGGGTGGCGACGAAGAAGGCGGAGACGAGGGCGAAAAAGAAAGCACCTTTAGCAAAGTGGGTGGAATGTTCGGTGGCGGTGGCGGCGATGGCGGTGACAAGGAAGCCGACGCGGCCAAAGACATAAAAGCCAAAGTCAAGCCGAAATCATTATTCGATATTGCTGCGCTCAAAGAATTTGGTTTAAGTGTCCTCACGCTATTCATTGAAACCCTCATTATATCCGTCGTATGTGTAAACATCCTCTTCTATGCATCCCCAGAAAGTATTCGCGCCAATAATCTCAATCTAGAAAAACTCTTCCCAACCGACCGCCATAATTGGCCATATTGTTATACTAGTGAATATACATCGTGTGATGCTGATTGTGAAGATAAATTCGGCGGTATTGCCGACGACCCCAAATTATCTACTTCCAAGAAAATCTACTTGAAAGCCGCGATTATTCTAGACACATATGTCTTTAAATGGTTCTGTCTCTCAAAAGATGAATTGGATATGATTAAAGAAAGTGTCGATGAAGGTGTAACCAAAGTCAACCTCTTAAATTGGGAGTTTATTAAGGCGCGATTCAAGCAATGGGTGAATAACTCTTTCATTTTCTCGTTTTCATCCGACCGCGCAATGTTGCTCACCGTGCTTGGTTATATCACACGGTTGTCGCACAGTATTCCGAGAGAATTGTATAGCGTAGTCTCCCCGTTGATTATTATTTTTATACCCTTTGTTTTCTTATTGTTTATGGGGTTTATGCTGATGGGTGGTCCATTTTTCACTACTATCATCGGAATGATATTGAACCCCACGGAACACCGGAAAGAGTTTATTGGTGGGTCGCTGTGGTCGATGTTTACCGCATTTAGCATTGGTATATTCCCGGTGGTGTCCTACTTTGTCCAACTCATCCAATTCATCGGGACATTCTTTATTTATCCACTGCTTCACTGGGACCAGTATCGCGAGTTATACGCTCGATATGTCCCGATTATCTTCTTCTTCTTTAATCTGACACTGATGTTTTACGCATTTGAGTATTTAGATATCAATGTGGCGGCGATTGTGATATTGATGCTGCTGGTTCTATACTTGACGCATTACTGGAAGGGGATTATGGAGTTTTTTGATACGATAAAGAATTGGGGGGCGTGAGGCAAAACAAACATAAACGATTCATTCTATAAACTAGTATACTCGTTTATCTGTTATACGCGTGTATTCATTTATACAATGAGTGGTAAGAAAGCAACATCGGCGCCTCTTGGTGCATCTCTCCCCGAGAAATCCACCCCCGAGTATTTTAAGAAATACCCATTTGTGAGTGTTTGCACCCCCACCTTTAACCGTCGTCCCTTCATCCCAGCAATGCTCTCGTGTTTCAATCACCAGGATTATCCACAAGACCGAATGGAGTGGATTATTATTGACGACGGCACCGACCCCGTAGAAGACCTCGTCGCATCACATCCTCGGGTCAAGTATTTCAAATACGACACAAAAATGACACTGGGAAAGAAGCGCAACCTACTTCACGAGAAGTCGCGTGGTGAAATCCTCGTATATATGGACGATGATGACTACTACCCGCCCCAACGTGTCTCTCACGCGGTCCATATGCTCACCACCCACCCCGATGCACTTTGCGCGGGTTCAAGCGAGATTTACATCTATTTCAAACACATCGGACAAATGAAGCGGTTCGGTCCTTACGGTCCAAATCACGCAACTGCTGGCACATTTGCGTTCAAACGTAAACTTTTGAAACAGCACCGGTATAATGATGATGCGTGTTTAGCAGAAGAGCGCGCATTCTTGAAAGATTACACAGTCCCCTTCGTTCAACTCGACCCGATGAAGGTGATTTTAGTGTTTTCTCACGAGCATAATACATTTGACAAGCGCAAATTACTAGTAAACGCAAACCCAGACGTCGTGCGCGATTCACCCAAGAAAGTGATGGATTTTATCAAAGATGCCACACTTCGCCGGTTTTATATGGTGGAACTGGAGAAACTTCTCACTGATTATACACCAGGACGTCCCGAAATGAAACCGGATGTTATCGCTCAGACACTTCAATTGGAGAAGGAGCGTGAAAAGATGGCTGCGAATGCGGCTGCGGCGGGAGGTGGCGGTCAAATTATTTTACAGCAACCAGGACAGGCGCCAGTGACACTGAATAATCAACAAGTCGTCCAAATTCTTCAGCAACTACAGAAAGACGTGGATGAACGTAACCAAGAAATCGCGAATCTGAAAGAGGAGAATCGTCAATTGAAAGAGCGGTTAGAACAGACGACGCAATCTCAGAGCGCACCCGCACCCGAGACTACGACCACGACCGAAGCATCATCAACCGACACAGAAACAATCTATGTCTAGCGCAATAGCGCAATAACATAATTCAAAATATTATGTTATTCAACGACACGACACGACACGACGCGAGCGAGCGAGCGAGCTTCAAACTTCTTGAATATCAACCGATGTAATCAATAATACCAAGAAACTGTTCTTTCCTTGGTGAATAATAAATTCACGGGTTTTGTTATATTCTTCGAATTTCTCGGTAAGAATGCTACGGATTTCACTGACGGGAAGACTATCATCTTTTGTTTTGTATTCACGTCTACTACTGCTGTCGTCATCGTCGTCTCCCCCACGACGACGGTGCTTCTTACTCGACGACGACGACGAGACTGCCGCCGGTGCGTCCGGTTCAATATACTCCCACTCGCCAACCGATTCAATCGTTTGATTATTTGTGATATAAACAACCGAATCCGAATTGAATACAAGCGCTGAACCAGGTGCGTGTTCATATTTCTCAAGTTCAATCTCGGTGATTAGGTCAAACTCATCAAGAAAGGTATTTTTGCGAAGATAACTACGAATATAACCTACGATTTCCGGCGTGATTTTTACAGTATATGTCTTGTTTTCGCTATCGCTATCGCTGTCGTCGCTGTGGTCGCTGTGGTCGCTGTGGTCACTATCGTGACTGTCGTCACTGTCGTCACTGTGGTCGCTGTCATCGTCCTGCTTTCGGTGTTCATCGCGGCGAGGTTCGCGGTCTTTCGTTTTTTTATCAGACGGTTCATTTGCCGAAATACATTCGACTTCAACATTGAGTAACAAACGATATTTAGAATCTAATGAAATGGAAGCACCCATTGTGTTGGTAAGAAAAATGTTTCTAAATAACGCTTATATCTTTTTGAGTTTATTCAAACGCACCAGATTCGCATTCATTCTCAGGAGTTTCGACGCTTTCTCCAGACTCCATTTTCTCCATATATTTATCTAAATACCGATAGATACGATTGACGTCCAACTTCGTGATTTCATACATTTCCAATATGCGCGGAATTTCATCCTCCGAATACTGTTTTTTCAGCGTCAAGAAAAATGTAAACAAGTCCTTCTGGTCCATTGACAGTTGGATACACAGATTCTGGATGAACAATTGATTGTTATACTCCGTGCTATATTTCGTAAGGACCTTCGTAAATCGCACCTCCGTCGGATGAAACCGCGCTTTTTTCGGAAACGATTGATGATACAAATAGTGATTGTAAAACGTCTTAATCAGCGATGATAACTCATTGAAAAGCCAAATCTGGTTCTGAAATGTAATGCGGTCAAAATAATCCGCCTGGCAAATGTTGTCAAGCACGAGCTTATAAAACGGCGCGGACACAGCCACTGGCATTTTCTCCAAGACATCGATAATATTCTCGTGCCATAACAGTCCAATTGTCGTGCGGTCTGTCTCGTTTATTAGGACGTTATGATCAGATATGGGATACTCCGTATTCATTAATTTCTCGGTGATTTTCTTGATGTCTTCGTTATAGGTCTTCGGCTGGAATATCGCGTGGAGGATATTATTCGCGAGTATATTATTGGACTTCTTGCTCATCTCGGCCACGGCGACGAGTTTACGCAGATTCCCTTGGACGAATGCGATGACATTTTTCCGCATTGTCATATCAATACCCGCGCCCATTGTCATATCAATAATCTGCGACATATGAGACGGTGTTGGCGTCTTCAACTCATAGACGTGACATACTTTCATCAGTTCTTTGATTTTCTTGTCAATGTGATAATTCCCGATACAGATAATGGGATTCATCGTGATTTCTTCCTGCTTCTGCTTCTTCGTCTTTTTAGGACGGATGAGCTTGATGAGAGATGTAATGCCGCCTTTATCACCGTTATTCATTCCGTCAAGCTCGTCCATTACAATGACGATTTTCTGGACTTTACGCTGGAATATCGACATAATATTTTTATCAGAGATATTGTGCTGGGTGATGGAGTCGATGATGGATTTATTTCGGATATCACCGGCGTCGTATTTCACCATATCATAATTCAATTCTTTTAGTAGACGGACAACGAATTCTGTTTTGCCGGTGCCAGGTGCGCCATAGATGTAAACCCCGCGCTTGAATGTAAGGTCGGATTTACTCTTTTGAAAAGAGGCGAGGAAGTCGCGAATATTGTTATAGATGGCTTCACGGCCGAGAAATTGTGTATAATTGATATCCATTTCGTTGTCGTCGTTGCGTCGTCGTCGTTGTCGTTGTCGTTGTCGGTATAGAGAGACAACTTTTTCTTTTTATATATTATAACCGGGTATATTCAGAAAATGAACGCAATTCAAGAACTCTTCGCGCCTCTCGACAAAGACTTTTGTTTGATTTTTTATTGGCTTACTGTCTTTAATTTCATTTTATTGGCAGTGGCAGGTCTTGGCTTCGTGTCATCTCTTGTCCTTTTATTTAGGGGGAAAATCTCCATTATGAGCGGAATCTATTCCTTTTTGATGATTTTGGTTTATGCTCTGATGTATTTCCAGTCACGCTTGTTTTACTCGATGTGTATTACGAGCAACCTGAAGGCGGGAAGTTACTTTGGAGTAGGGGCTGCGGGTGCCGGTGCCTCCGCTGATTCATTACCCCTTTCTCGGTAGATTCGCATTGCGCTGACCCAAAGGGGTCGGCTCCACTCGCTCGGCTCCGTTCGTTGCGCCTACGGCTCCACTCGCTCCGCCTCGCGTTGCTCTATACCAGCGTCACATATTGAACTGTTGTATATCACACTTACTACGAATGAAGTGTGATATTGGTAATCGCTGCTTCCGTTACGCTGGTATAGAGCAAAACGCGAGGCGCAACGAACGGAGCCGTTCATTTAACACTTAAGCGACGTTGCCCTCGAGCCCGCGCTATCAAAAACTCCTTCCCACGGAACAAACGCATTTTCCACACCAAAAAATCCGCTTCCAGTGTATTTCAAAGTTTTGTTAACATTGAAGTTGTTACAGTTGTTGTCACTCCGCGTGATTGAAGGAGTAGGAGAAAACAACCCGTAGTTG